AATGCCGCTATAGCTCAGTTGGTAGAGCAACGCATTCGTAACGCGTAGGTCGCCAGTTCAAGTCTGGCTAGCGGCTCTCCCAAAGACTGATATTCAACAAGCTGAATATCAGTCTTTTTCTTCTCATCAAATAGCCTAAAGCTATTAAAAAAAAACGATACGATTTTCACCAGTGAAACAAAAAGGGTGTCGAAAAGGGTATCGAAAAATTTAGTAGTTATGGCAAAATTAGCATTAGCAGTATTGGCAGCAAGAAAGGCTGCAAATGGAATGTACCCTATCTTTGTGCGTATTGCAGCAAAAAAAGAAAAGGCATATATCAAAACCGTATATGAAATATCCGATTTAAGCCAATGGTATAATGGGAAAGTTGTAGCAAGACCTGATGCTACAATGATGAACAAACGGCTTTTATTTGAACTAAAGAAATATAGTAACCGTGTGAACGAAATCGAAAACAATGACACATATACAGCTACTCAACTAAAACTCATTATTGTCCAATCAGATAAAGTTACTCAATGCGCATCCACGTTCACAGACTTTTTTAAAAAAAGGATAAAGGAACTACAAAAAGATGGACGAGAAAATTATGCAAAAATGCACGAAGAGACATTGCGCGTATTTCTGCTTGCAGAGGGTGAAGTACCGTTCGTTATAATGAACCATATCACAGTAGAACATTTTAATGAATGGATGAAACGAAAAGGGTACAGTGATGGAAATAGAAACATACGTCTATCCCATATCAAAGCGAGAGTAAACGAAGCTATAAAATATGGACTCATCAAATGCGAAAAACATCCGTTTGCTTATACCAAATTACCTACATCAACCCCAAAAGATTTAGATATAAGTATAACAGACTTCGTGAAAATTAGAGATGCAGATACAAGTAAAAGTAAGCGATTGACTTTTGCAAAAGACATCTTTTTGCTATCTTTCTATACTGGCGGTATCAATCTTGCCGACATTGTTAGGATAGATTTTAGCGGGAACGAAATAAGCTATACAAGACAAAAAAGTAAAGACCACAAACGAAAGGATAAAACAACCTGTATAAACATCGTTCAAGAGGCACGGGAAATTATTAGCAAATACATAAACACAAAAGGCATTCTAGACTTTGGATATAAATTTTCTTATATAAATCTGTGCAGATATATAAATAGCTGCTTAAAACGATTAGCTAAAGAACTGAATATTAAAAGTAATATATCGTTCTATTCAGCACGAAAGACATTTGCCCAGTTTGCCGCAGAAATTGCTATACCATATCCAATTATAGAGTACTGCTTAGGGCATTCAATTAAAACGAGCATAACTATAAACTCCTATATTAGAATAAAACCACAACAAGCAGATGCAGCAATAAGGCGTGTCATTGAATATACGCAGAACCCCGGAATGTTTGAAGACTTCATAAATCTAAGAAATCAAATGCAAATGATGATAATGTAGTTTACACATTATTACATATAAGAAAAAATAGGCTCAATCCGCATTTCATAAATGCGTTTTAATTTGATATTGCCCCGTAGTTGAGCCGCTACGGGGCTTTCTATTCTCCACTCTCAAGCCGAGGTAAGTATTTGCCGCTATAAGTACTCTTCTACTTTCTTATTCTTTTATATCCCAGCCAAACAGCAACCGCCAAAATAAAGACAAGAATAAAGTTGATTACCCAGCCGCCAATCATTATTTTCACGTTCTCCCACCTTGTTAATTGCTTTTCAATGGGATAAGGAACTTGAATACTATCAACCTTTAGAATTGTATCGGTTTTATTCAAGAACAGATATTTATATAGATACTTTTCTCTATACTTATATACCGTATCGCCCTTAACCATATAAAATACGCTATCATGCTGATAGATGCTATCGTGTCGAATACTATCGCGAGTTTTATATTCAGTTCTCACAGTCTCTACTGGAACATGCTTAACTGACGAACATGAACATAGTATGAATATCAGTAAAATGGCGTAGAGTAACTTTTTCATAATGCAAGTATCTGTCTTTTCAAATTATTGGCATCATAGCTCACGTGTACCCAAGCAAAGTCCCTTTCATCAATAAGTTGTTTAAATGGTAATCCGAGTTCTTGAACGAGATAAAACAACCGTTTGTTTTCCTTTTGACAACCTCCTGAAATATCAGCAGCCATACCTTTCATGTGATCACTCGTTTTTGTTCCACCAACCTTTTTATTCAACTTTTCACACCGATAACCGCTATTAATAACTATTGGTTTTCCATAAGCCTCCCGTAACGGGTCAAGGATATTGTCAACTAATGCTGTTAAGTTAATGACATGTTCTTTTGTACATTTGTTGTCAATCAATTGCTCATTCGCAGTATTGCTATGGCAAAGTTCTGCAATGGTAAAATACTTCATACTCTTTATTTATTTCATATTATTATACTCCATGCTTTTTTGATATTTACTCAAAAACGGCACATTTTTTATAAACTCAACAGATACTACATAGTAGATAAATGAAACACATTTAAACGTAGCACTTCCCTTTCTACACAACAGTTTCCAATTACGCAATACATTTACGCCATAGAAATAAAAGACGGAATAGGTTACAAATGATACACATTGCAATGCTCCCTCAGAGTTGCCCTTTTGCTCACCAATGAAATATATTGCGCTTATAAGAACGAAGAAAGCCATAGCCTCAAGGATACATCGGAACGCCTTTTTAAAATTAAAGATTTCACCATTGGTTAATAATCCCGCCAATAGTCCAAACAAAAAATTTATGGCAAACAAAGCCAACAGGCTCTTTATGTCTCCGCTTACGGGATTAAGGTAGGCGGCTATCCCCGTAACCAAACCTACCAGTAGATTTTTTAAGTAGTGCATATTTTACTAAATTTAATTTATCCCAGCGGGTTTTCTTCTTCGCCACCACTGCCAGTATTACCGCCAATGCCTACAAAACCATTTCCGCCATTCACGTGAATTTTACCTTTATATTTTCCTTTGGCATACTTTCCATCTCGCATATATTTATTTCTATATGCATGTGGGACAACCTTTGATACTATCTCTATCATAATTCTATTAATGTTACGTTTACACTATTATCTGCATAGTCTATACCAAACATACTTATAAGCATCTCTCTATTAAGAGAATTTTCCCTAATCAAGTCAAAAGGAGAAAACTTGTATTTCAATGCATTCTTATAAATAAATTTAGGAACTTTATGATGCTGATAAAGTTTATCTATAAGTATTTGCTCAGGTAAAACCATCTCATCATCAATACGACTATACACCTCTTTTAAATAATCTAATTTAGTATTGTTTTTGGTAGCTACATTTGAATATGATAATAAATTTCTCGCATGTGTATTAACCAACAGTTCAACATCTTCTGCTTCGGCAACATAATTATCATTTATCACATTACTATACACAATGTCATCTGTATCATCTAATTTGTTCCCAAATACATCATATATATATTTACTATCTGTATATTTTACACTAAAATCCTTTATATGACAATAATAACAATAATTACTACCATTCCCATCTGTTAGATGACAAGGGCGGTTAGACAATATTGTAGGTTGACACAATTCTATTTCTATCTCACCATATAACGGAAAATCAGGCAATTTAATCAATGCGCCATCACTGGCATTAGATAGATTTTCTTTGTAGCTGACTTGATTTGTCGGCTTATACCACACATCGTATATCTTATCGTACTCATTATTTTTGCGAACGATTAAAAACCTATCCTGCGCAAAAAGGTGATTATAGTATTCTTCCGAAATTCTAACTTTGTTTCCGAAGGAGTTAATCATATAATATTGACGTACTCCACTCACTGACTCAGCTCCAATAGTTGCATCATAAATGGGGTTTCTGAGATAATCTGAATATAACAGCCACTCTTCCCCATTATAATAATAATCGCCTATCTTTAAACGACAATAGAATTTTGTGTCTTCATAGCCAGCAGAATACTTATTGTTGGCAGTACTAACATATACAGCTTTATTAGATGGGCTATTGTAACTATCATCAGCGATATAGGACTGAGAGAGTTTATAATTAAAATCAATAATCAAATAACCACCGGATAAAAGGGATATATTTTTCTTGTTTAATGTCAAGTATGAAGTATGTCTAAGTCTTGGAGAAAGCGTAATATTTAACATCGTTTTTTTTACAAAAGTTAGATACGAGAACCAATTCAAAGAAGATGGTTCAAGGGCATCAGTGTTATAACTATCATTCTTTTGGAAGAATGCACCTAAATCTATATATCCGACGTTTGTAGACGTTACTTCTGATAAGTCCATATTTGTCGCACCCAATCCATAAGTAACGGGCAGAAGTTTCCAATTTCTTTTAGATTTAAAATAAGCAGTAAGAAAAACCATATCATCTATCACTTGCTCATAATACTTATCTACATTTGAGTTTTGATTCTCCAAATCTTCATCATCAAAAAGTTCCGGACACAGCTCATCCACTGCATTATTATTGGCTACTACTGAAACCTTATTATACACATTATCCAATGATATAGAACCTTGACTTTCGGCTATTCCAATAGTACTAATGTTTTTTACACTGATAGGCAATGACAAAATTACACTATTCAATCTATCTCGATAGAATAAAGTAAAATCATCATATCTGTTATTGATATATTTATAATCTATAATATAATAGGCATCTTTCCACTGCATTAATGTCATTCCTAAATAGCTTAATAAAGATGAAAGCGCATCTTTACAAGTCATAGCCTCATTTGTTTCATCGAAAAAATTGCGTTCGTTTATATACAAGTCTTTAAATATGCAAGCTGCGGAATTATCTGAAACCTTGTTGCAGTTTTGTATGTATAGCCTATTCAGTTTTATTTCGGGGTCTGCTTTCAAAAGGATGTATAGTATAATGTCTATAAACAGACGAAAATCTGCCCTTTCTCCAATGCAACAATATTTTATATTTTCCAAGCACGCAATACTATCAATAGCTTCTATATCCAAAGAGTTAAGAGGAGTAATATAATCACTTGTATAAAGATTAGGAGTTAAATACCCGAACCATTCAAACATCTTGGCGGACTGATTATACAAATGGAGTTCAACGCCCTGCGCTTCTCCGGTATATAAATCAGTCAGTATTTCACGTGTCAATATACTACATACAGCATTAGACATTTTCAACGGTTTAAACAATGTATCCGCTTCCCATTCGGCAATAAACGGAGTATCCGACAAAAGAAGCTCCTTTACTTCGGATACTTTATTCTTTGTATGTATTTCTACGCGGTATTGAGTATTATTTTTGCTCTTAAACTCTGCGTAATATGCTAAATTCATCGTACTCTATTTTTTTGACTGTTATAATTAGAAAGGACTCCTACCAAGTCTTTACCCTTAACTCTAACTGTTATAACTCCGCTCGATTGTATTGGTACACTTCCCCCGCTATCCAATAGGCGAAATAAGTTGCCTTGTTGCATTTTATTAAGTACCATTTCCCCAGCATTAACACGAGCCAAATTCATATCACCAAAGGTAGAACCACCCTCTATAATACCACCAGTGGCAAAAGCGGGAATGCTGGCAAAAGCTGCCAATATAGAAGCCACAGCCGCTCCTGCTGTTAACCACCCCAACGGGCTGCTTGCTGCCGAACCTGCAATCGCTTCGCCTGCCGCCTTAGCTGTCAGTGCCGGAATAAGACTTTCTATTGCCGGAATAGCCTGCGCGATGGAACTTAATAAAGATGCGCCCCAATTCAGCCAAGATGCTGCATTTTCTCCCATAAGCCCCGACATGGAACTCATAATATCGCTAATGTTGTATAACCTTTCTTGATAATCATCCAAAACATCTACATCCTTTTTTGCAACTGGTGATTTTATTTTATTGATACCTTTCACATTCACTTTTTTAGAGCCTAATGTTTTGTTACTACCCGAATTAATAACACCTGCCATTTCTGAATTAGATGTTTTGGAAAGTTTATTAGCTCCGTGTTCTTGCGCAAATACACCTTTTTCTACATCCATCTTTAGAACTATCTTTTTATTTTCTAATTCATTGATAGTTGTTTGTACGGATGTACGAGCTTGTAATGTAGTAGCGTTAATAAGTTCTTTGTTTAATTCAGATAACTCCGCATCAATTTCAGCGATAGAGCCTATCGGAATTTCTTTTTTTACATCCTTTATGCCTTTCTTACTATCACCAGTTTGCGAGTTATAACTACCATTTACCTTTGCATCCACATTTGCAATTTCCAACTGCTTTTGTGATATTGTAACCGCCAAACTATTAGCCGTAGCACGCATCTGCATGGCTTTGGCTATGGCGCTTTTTTCATCATCGGCAAGCTGTATAAACACACTTGTCATTCTATTAAAATCGTTTTGGGGATTATTCTTATACGCTAATAATTCCTGCTGCAAATTATAAGTTTCAGGAGTATCTACCATCGTTTCCGTGTGTGCATCAAATTTTCGGCTACAAACTATTCTGCTATTGTAATCCTTAATCTTGTCGTCATAGACTGCCGCGTGTTTATTCACATCTGCTCTATTACTGTCTTTCAACAAGTATTCCCAAACCTCTTTTGATACATTCTTATTAAACCCCTGCTTGGTAATATCCGCTTGTAATGCTACGTATGAAGTCTGTATATTTGCACCCGCCAAAGATTTATGCAGTTCAGACATTTGAACTAAATAATCCTTTGCCTTTGATAAATGTCCGTTTCTTTCTTTATCGGATATATTACGAGCTTTGGCGGCATTTACCTCTATTTGATACTTTGCATTCAAATCATTTACTTCGCTATTATTAAATAACGTCTTAGTGCCTAAATCATCAAGCGCCACAGATAAATCTCCAGCCTTATCTATGATGTTTTGCAAATTGGAAAGGAAGCCGCTAAAATCACCCATAGCAATAGAAGCGAAGAAGCCATCTACACTCGCTTTCATTTGGTCTTGCATCTTGACCCAAGCATCGCCAGTAGTTTGCGTAGAATTAACAGTCTTCGTAAATACTTCACTTGCTCCAATAGCAATACCAACAGCCCCGGCAAATTTCAGTATGCCTGCCCCTGCCGTTTTAGCCATATTAGTAACACGGCTTTGGTAGTCGCCAATTCCCCGCTTTGAATTGCTTAGTTTTGCGTCAAAGTCTTTGGTTTCAAGAAGTAGCCTATTGAGTATATCTGCCATAAATTAAGAATTAAAAGTTCGCTCCATCAATTTAGCTTTCTCGCGTAGCCGTTTCATTTCTTCGTCCGAAACATTCGTATCTTTACATGTTTCATTTTCTTCATCCCACGGAAAACGAATTATATCTGTATATTCCAGCCGTTTTGTGCTATTAGATTGTGCTATGATATAACCTATAATGCGTGTTTGTTCCCATGCTTCGCGATTACGATGTTTAAGCCCATTCAAAAACATTTCAACCTCTCCGAAAGTCATCCTATCAAGGAAATAGGAGGGACTAATACCACCCTCACCTACAACCCGAGAATACAATTCATGTATATTTAGCGGCTCTTCTTTTTTTTTGTAGATTTGCCAGCATCGAAATTAGCAGCTTGTGCTTGCCTCTCCAATTCTGATATAACAAAAGATTTATACACTGCAAATAGTTGTGGACATTCATCACATACCGCTATAAATTCATCAAACGAGATAGAAAATGTTTCATTGTTGGCTATAAGTGTACAATAGAACAACAGATACTCGTCTATAAGTTTGCCAAATGAAAATGGCTTGCCTTTGATTTCCTCATATACAAAGAAGTTCCGGAGTATATTACGGAGAATGTATTTAACGCCTTTAATTTCTATTTCTTTCATATCTATTGATTAGTTAGGGCGGCTTTCGCCGCCATGTTACTATTACGTTATCCTAATGGGTTTTCTTCCTCGCCACCGCTGCCAGTATTACCGCCCCCGCTATTACCACCACCGGATGGCAATTCTCCATTTGTAAGCACGCCAGTGCCTTCAAGAGACATAGAGAAAGTTGCTTTATCGCCATCAGATGCAGTCGCATCAAGAGAAGTTATAATTGCCATTCCTTTGTATGGTTTATCCGGAAGCAACCACCCTCCATCAGGATACTCATTCGCCTTGTTAGATGGGATACCGAAAGCTATTTCAACGGGGTTCGTTGCAACCATCAAAGCAAATAACTTGTCATAACTATTAGCATCTTTATCTGCACTGAATACATTATCACTCGAACAATTCCACCCCAATTTTTTAACATCTTTCTCATTCCATATTCCGCTGTCCTTACTCTGCGTATCAATCGTTTCGGCTGATATAGCAATTTTACAAGATGTTGCCAACGCAATAGCCTTACCATCAACAAACAACATCAAATCCTTACCTAATACTTGTTTTGCTCTACTCATATAATTATAACTTTAAATGTTAGTTTCTGTTTCAAATGAAAATACAAGGCGCTGAATAAATGTATCTTCTGAAAAAGCCTCATCCGTGCTAATTAAATTTGCATCCATTACTGAAAAGCGTTTATAGCTTCCTGTTTTCTTATCTATCAAATCGCGCACATATTCTGCAATAATGACTGAACGAGAGTAGTTACAATCGGCTATTACAATTTCAACCTCTACATTATCACCAATGCTATATCGGTCTTTCGTTGAATTAGGAGTTAAGGCGTTACGCTTGTAAATGATAAACGGGAATGTAGTAGCTCGCAACGTTGATACGGGGAATATCTTATCCCTTACAATACGTTTGAGTTCACTGGAAGACGTCAACCTCTCATATATATGTGTACCAATTGATAAACTCATTTTTTATTTTTGCTGATTACTTTATTAATCGCGGCTATTACATTTTGCTCCAACGAACTTTCTGCTGCCGATTTGGTTGAACTTATTGCATCGCTAAAGAAATTATATGCTTTCATACTACCTCTGTTCATACCTTTTTTGGTAGCTCGCTCTTGTGTTCCCATTTCGATAAACCGGAGAATATAAGAACGCGCCCCTTTCTTCCGCTTATCTAAAAGGTCTATCCTCACTCCTGAAGCATTTTTATATACCGCTATATTTATGTCATTTTTTAGAGGCTTATAAGAAATCCCGTTTCGAGTTACTGCATTATTAGCATTCGGGAAAATAGATACTAATTTATTCTGCGCTCCTTTACGAATGATTAAAGCCGATTTGCGAATAGCCGACTTTATAGCCTTTTTCGCGTCCTTATCATTTAACTGAATAAGCAATCGGTTTATCTTCTCTACATCAACCTCTACTTTATAGGTAGCTTGTGTTACGTTACTCATTGATTAGTTCAGCTTGTATGATTGTACATTGTTGTTTCCGGTCTTTGTTGATAGTTAATATCTTATATCGCCTATCTTCATGTATGAGTATCATTTTCTCATGTACATTTTTACAGTACCGTATTTTACACGTAATTGAGAACGGGTTATATACTTCTCCGTTCTCTAACTTGCGGCTACCGGATGCGAATTTCACCTCCGCACGCTTGGATAATACATCTATCCATTCATCGGAAAAACCACCCATTTCATCACGGATAGTCCGCGTTTCTTGAAAGCGTACTATCTCATTAAGTAATCCAGCCTGCATTATTGATACTTTTTAAATGGTCTGATAAGATATGCCAATGTGTAAGGGATAACGTTTGGAGTGGCAAAAGAAACTGGTTCACGATTAGCATAGAAATTTCCTGCAAGTATTTTAATCGCATGTTTGAGCATTGGATTTAACATTCCGTTCTCTTCATATTCTGAAAGAGGCGTATTAATAGCTTTTTCTACCGACATCTGTGCAACGATAACAATATCCTTTAGATAGGCATCATCATCGCTAAAATCTATATTCAGATGCTTCTTTATATCTTCTAATGTTGTATGTAGCAACTCCATTATTTGACTAAGATAAACTAGTAAGATGTAATAAACAAGCGTAACACGAAGATTTAGATTATCTTTTGAGGTAAAAAAATTGCTAATTGCCAACCCGTGAACATATGCAGAAAGATGGCGACTGATTATAAACGGGATTTTATTATCAGGAAAGGACATTTGATATAACTCATACCACGAATAGGACTTTGTACTATTAAGTTCTTTATATCTCCAATTAGAATTTTCTACTATTTTGTCAAAAATTGGAGACTGAACGAAAATAGACAATTCTTTTATTTGCTTAATTATCTCGTCTTTATCTTTATTGTTCCTTATCGCTTGTTCATCCGCTTGAGATATTATTAAACTGTACAGTTCATCAGACATACTGTCCTTGCTAGGTCTCTTAAGCAATCCTTTTTCTAGAGTACAGACGGCATCTAATAAAAAAAGTAAATATCTTAAAGTTTGCTCCTCGCCATTTGATTTTTTGTATATTAAATGTAGAGAGGCATAATTGTCCGCGATAATTCTACATAACGCATTCGCTGAAACGATGTCTCCACATTCACAAAGTAAATCAGCCGAATAAAAAATAGTAACAAGTTTTCTCGCAATCAATAAAAAATAAGGATTTACATCTTTTATCTCGTAATATTTATGTATCTTATCAAGTTCTCCAATTTCATATTCAAACTTCGCACAGTTAAACACAAATGATTTTCTTAATTCTGCAGTATCCATAACTATATAATTATAAGTTTACAAATATACGAAATATTGAAACTAAATGGTTAAGTTCCAATATTCTTATTGTATCTTACTTTAAATACTTCTCTGCAAATCGCTTTGTTTCTCTCCTATTATTTGCTTGTATCGCTTCCTTTGAATGACTGAGTGCATGTCGATGTATATCGGCATGGCACGCATGACACAAACTTTGCAAGTTCATCCGGTCAAACATTAACCGTTCCATCGCCAACACGCCTGCCACACTTTCAACAGGTCTAACATGATGCACTTCACTTGCAAGAGTACTAATGTCACTCTTTGCACACACCTCGCATACTGGATTATCTTTCAACTTTTCATAACGAAGCTTTCTCCAACGTGCCGAATTAATCAGCCTAATATATATCGGATTACGACTCATAACGCTTTCTTATTAATACTAAACCGTGATGTTCTTCCATCATACATAGTACGGATAACAACCCCTATCTTTATCAAATCATTAATAGACTGTTTAGCATGACCGAAACAAGCGACGTTATTTAGTTCTCTTGCAAAACTGCCAACATTAGAAGTATATACAAAGAAAGCAATAATATAAGACTTGACAATGCCATATTTTAAAACGACATCAACGCTAACAAACAACTCTTTGTGTATCATAATTCTTGTCTATCCAATCCATTAATAAAAAATCTAACACGCGCACAATTGCCATCACATCGGGTTGTTTTCGTTTCTCTCCTATGTAGTAGATTAGCACATCCACGGCTCACCTTAGACGGACACATTTGTTTACAGACTTCTACTGCGTGACGTCTCGTTTCTTCTCGTTGTATCCTCGCTGCCCCGGTTGCAACTTCTACTATTTCAGAACGGTAGCGCACCGCCTCTACGGAGGCACTATTTATATATTGCTGTATCTTATTCATAATTTTATTTTTGTGCTAACGCAATTAATACATCTAATGGATATGTATCAGAAAGTGATAATACACGTTTAAAGTTTTCATCTTTCGCTGCATAGTAACGACACATACGATTATTTGCCGTGTCAACTCTACTGTTCCCGTATATCCAAATCATGCCTTTATATAACCGGACATTATTCATAATCTTCTTCGCTTGTCTTAGTCTCATTTTGCAACTTCTTTAATCGTTTTATACTCAAAACAAATTCTATCGCACTGATACAAATTAATCAACTCCTTACGAGTAGCCTCTATATCTTCGGTCTGCAATTCAACATTATATGCAAACCGTGTGTTATTTGACATACATACTATTCTATTTATCAGATACATAATCAACTATTTTTAGGCTTATACTTCCATCCATTCAACTCATACACTCTTTTGCGTGCCGCCTCCCTATCTCTGTAAAACGGCTCGTTATACACCGGGGTGGCAGTTGTTGTTTTCCCGTCCGAATAATCACAGCGATATATTCTAAAGTCTCTACCATGCGGTCTGTATTCATATTCTCCTACTCTCATTCTGTAAATGTATTATAGATTATTTTACCAGTATCAGCAAGCTTTTTCATGGCTTTAAGGAAAGCTGCATCTTTTACTGCTTGTGGAGTCCTTTCCCAACATCCGCAACAATATGCACCATCGGGCGTATTATAGAAGCCGCTTTGTATTTCTTTGCCGCACTTCTTGCACTTCAATACTTTATTCATCTGCCAAATCGTTTTTGTTAATATTTTCTTTATCCGGAAACTCTCCGCTTTTGATTGTTTTTTTTGTCGGAACGCGCATTTCTTTTTCTGTAAACTTGTTCCGCAAATAAGCATTAGCATCATCCCAACTACCAAAGCAGATATTTACATCCGTATAAAGCGCGAAAATCGTTTCATTCAATTTATCCATTGCACTGTAGCAACTTGAATTTACAATACCGTCAAAGCCTTTAAATTGGTTGCTTAGCCGATTGTAATTCTCCATAACGAACCTATCAATATATACACGGTTCTTTTCATTCACCACCCGCTTTGCAGCAGGAACATCATGCAAATAGTTTGCATTAAATAATTTGTTTAATCTTGCCATAATCTGAATTGTCCTTGAATTTCATCCAATTTATACTGAGGTATCTTTCTTTTGGGTTTCACAAAATCAAAATGCTTTTCCGCTTGTGAAAAGTCGGCAAACATATCCTGAATTTCATCCGGTACAGGTTCATATTCTTCGGCATGTTCAGGGTCTGCAACGCGGAGGAAACACGCTACGAGATACTGTATTATCTCATAATTGGAACTGAACCCGTATTTATCCCGTATCTCCGAAAGGCGCTTAAAACTTTCTAAATCAATACGCGCTACAATTTTGCCAAACGTTTGAATTTTCTTTTTCTTTCGTCCCATACCTATTTCCTCATACTTTCACCTTTGAAAACTACCGGAGTGGTTATAGCCCGCAATCGGTCGATAGTCCGCTCTCCATATTTTTCCCGTAGTTCTGCGATAGATAAATTCGTTGTTATAATCAGTAGTTTTCCTTTCTTTTCCGCTTCATCAACCAACTCGGCAAAAGAAAGTCTTTTAGAGCCATATTTCACGCTCAAAAATTCTGTGCCTATATCGTCTATGAATATGATATGTTTTTGTTTTACAGCGTCTAATTCTTCGTTCATTTGCTGCGCATCATAACATGATACAATCTTTCGGCAATAATGATTTAACAAAACCGGAATAATCTTGCCGCATATAAGCGTTTTCCCACGTCCGCAATTACCAATACAAAGCAATCCGCGCCCTTTATTGTCAATCAACCAACTTGCAACCTCATCATATTCTTTTTGCCAAACAGCAGCATCACCAATAAAGAATTGAATGCCTTTCCACATAGTCTCCTTTGCTTCGGGAATGGCGATAGAAACAGAATTAGGCAAAGGATTAAAGCCCGTATCTATCAAATTTGAAATAGCATCTTTGAAATTTACCATAACTTCTCATCGTATTTGGATTGCGAATTATCATGCAGCACTACACCTGCATCAGTTTTGCCATATTGAGGCTTTTCATTTTTCGCCCATGTCGCAAGCCGTAGCCCAACCTCCCATGTTTTTTGCATTTCACATCGCATCCTTGTTTCTGATTTATTTAATTCACTCCAATAATTGAAGAAAGCCCGTATCATTTCCTTTCCGTATTTCTCAACATAGGGGGATAGAGAGATTTTAAATTCTTCTTTCCGTTTGAGTGTAGCGGCTTTTGCCGCGTCTTTCTTCGATAATTCGTTAGAATTATATTCTTTATTATCATTTACATTATCATTTACATTAGGTTTGCTTTTGGTTTCATTTTGGTTATTACTTGGTTTTTCTTTGGTTTCTTCTTGGTTGTTATTAGATTGTTCTTCGCTTTTAGGTCTACCCCCTTTTTTCCCATTCTCAAACCGTTTGTTATTTACATCTATCTGAGGCTTCATCAATATAAACACACTACGCGCAATTGGCTTTAAATTTTCAGTTTCCTTACCATATAAACTATACTCCATTATAGCTGTATAAATCTCACCCTGAACATCCCTCGGCAAATCTTTTATTGCATCGTAGAAGCTTCTGTAAAAGACAAAACTGTCTCGCATGGTTATCGTGTTTTTTTAGCGTAGAACTCACAGCTACGTACTGCATTGGCAACAAACATCCTACTACACAAGCCACATTTAATAACTGCCGGAACTCCTTTTGGCTTACTTGCATTGATACAGTTGATACACCTTTTTGTAAGACCTTGAATTACTGTTTTATTCTTAACCATTATACCTCCGTTATTGCGATGCCATGTACATACAGCATCAATTTTCTTTTGATTATATACTCTTTGGTTCTCATGCCTTTTGCATCCTCGACAACCAATGCTTTATCCTTTTCTCGTAGATACATGAAGTCAGCTATATATTTTACAGAGCGCTCCAATAGCTTACTTTTAGGGTTGTTCGGGTTTTCACGTTGAGAGGGTATCAATTCAAACGGAACTTGTTTTTTTAAGCTGGATATAAGACCTTTTTTCTGCATCAGTTCGAGTTCTTTCAACCGCCTATATTCTCTTAAACTATCACATCCGCCATATTTGACATTGTTATATTTCGACATATCATTTTCCATTTATAAATATGGTGTCGGTTAGTTCGACACCATACCGCTATTCTTCTCTTACTTCTTTTCCTCTTTAGCTTCATACGGGTAAACATCCTCTATATCGGTTTCCTTTACCATTTCAATGATATAATCCGCCATACATCCTTGCATCTGTTCTACTAAATAATCTTTAGCCTCTTGTAAGCCATTAGCTTGTACAAGCATGTTAGATTTTGTTTTCTTCTCTGCACCAGTCTTTTCATCAAGTGTAACAAATGCGATACGACATTTGAAATAGCGGTCACCATCACTCAAAAACGTTTCATCATAGGCAACGCGTTTTATTGCCATAATGGAAAATTCGCCCGAAATAAACGGAGTGACTTCTTCTATTGTGCGCGCTTCCGCCTCCGTAAAGCTAAGCGCATCAACGAGGTATGGCTCAACTACTTTTCTATTTTTTCCGTTCTCCATCGTCTTTTCGTAACGGACTTTGCTTTCAAACCAACTATGATACATAATTTCCTTTTTTTATTTGTTAGTAATCTTTTTATCCGCAATCATTTTGCGTATTTCTTTTTTTAATTTAAAGATTTGATTTTGTACCGGGACATTACCAGTTTTCACCTTAGCAAGTTCCTCTATTTGCAAATGAATAAGCATGATAGATGTAGCCAGTTCGATACAATCCGGTAAATCTAATCCAGTCTTTAACGAACACTCCACCATTTCATTTGACAGTTTAATCCGTTCTGTTAACTTCTTAATGTTCGATTCATGGTCTGCACGGTTCATTACAATAATACGTCCATCATTATTGTAACCATCATAGACTACATAATACAATGTCTGAACAGTGGGCATGCCGACAAAGTGCCCCAAAAACTGCCAATAATATTCATCCTTTTCTGTAATTCCGGTAAGGAACTGTAAAGCCTCTATCTTGCTTTGGCTCATTGGACACTTTATTTCTCCTACTGCTTTTACTTCTCCATCAGTGCCATATACATAAAAATCGGGACTATCACCAAATCCGGAAAAAGGTTCATTAAATACAATGTCGGGAAAGTCTGTAGTACATGACTTCACTTCATCTATTAGCTGAGCGCGTATCCATTCGACCGCTAACGGTTCGTTGTCACGTCCCCAGTCAAACGCCTTACTACTTCCATTCTCACGAGTTACACCCGTCCTGCGTTCATATCGGACTATATACAGTTCATCCAATGATGTTTTTCCAAATGGTACGCCCTTTCCCGCTTTCATCAAATTGGGCAAAGTAGATGCCGTTATTTTCCCATGACGCTTAGCTTTCCATTCATACTCTTTTTGTTCTGGGGATTTAATTGCTACTGATTTCATATTTCTGCAATTCTTTAATTTGTTCTTTTATCAATTTATACTTTTCAGAAACTTGCGTAAGCGTATAGCCGCTTTTAAGTCCGTCTATGATATTTTGCCACACAACTGAACCAGTTACAACCGGAACACGTGTATCTGTATCTGCGGGCTTCGGAATAAATGTACGAACCCGCAAACAGTCCGTTGTCTCTCCAAACGCATTGATACGGGCTGCGCCTATCTGTATCTGCTTGTTTACCCATTCTTCAATGTTCGGTGTCTTGTACATCTTTTCAATAGCCTTACAATTGGTCTTATTCAATATCATAGGCTTTACGTTCTCATGGAAATAGGCTACAAAACACTCGCTTTTCTGTCCATTCACTCCGGTAACTACTTCTTTTTTTGTCTCTTTAATGGTTAGTATGATGTCCTTTCCATCGGGCAAAGAGTATACGCCCAAATAGTCATAGTTAAATTGATTTTTCCAATGTGTTAGATGTTCCATTTTCTTATATAGCTTCAAATAATTGTTTCTGTGATTTGTCTTGTTCTGCCTGCTTGCAGTTCTTTATCGCTTCGTTGAAGTAGCTTTCTTTCAACTCAAAGCCAATCCCAAACCGTCCAAGCTTAATAGACTGATACACCTCCGAACCAATGCCGAGAAAAGGAGTTAAAACTGTGTCTCCCTCATTGCTCCAAAGCGTTATAGCCCGTTCAATAGTGCCAAGTTGTAACGGACAGATATGCTTTTCGTCATTCTCACCTCTACCTTTTGCAGCATTAAGCGTATTGGAATAATCTATATCCATCCAAACGGGCGAAGCGTATTTCTGCCAAGTGTCTACGGGTATGTTGCAATGTACCGGATGTTTATGTTCGCCATCCTTACGAAATATCATAAGATAGTCAGGAATACCCACACGGCTCATTGCTGCATCCTTTTTAACCTGCTTGTGAAGTAAGCCTAATGCCTTAGTACGTTGCATTTCTGTCACCGGATTTTTCCATATTGTAACACGGGAATGATATACAAACCCCACCTCGGCAAATGCCTCCAATATCATGCCGGAAAAATCTCTCAATCCGATGTATCCCTCTTTACCTTTCTGTATCGGTAAATCCATGCAATGAACTGCAACGTTTCTGCCGCTCCACATAACGCGATACAGCTCTTTTACGAGGTATTTAAAGGTGGTAAAGAACTCTTTATAATCTTTTGAATTACCCATATCTTCCAGCTTATCAGAGTAAGTGTATAGCTCGGCAAATGGCGGTGAGAATATAGAAAATCCAATACTTTCATCCGGTACACCTTGTATCTGTTGCACGCAATCCCCCAAACGTATGTCGCAATACTCCGACAAATACCCCTTTGCTATTTCCATTTTCCTTAATTTTATATTATTGTTGATATTCCTATTCATCGCTTCCGTCATTGATTTTTGCATACAGAGGAAAGCTGTTTGTTTTTCATCAAATGATTTGCGAACATTCTGCATCGTATCTGTGGCAATCAGATAAATATTAACCTCGCTATTTTGCCCAAATCGGTATGAACGTCTTATGCCCTGATAAGTAGCCTCAAAAGAAAAATCAAGCGATGCAAAGACTTGGTTGTGACAGTTCTGATAATTTAGCCCGAATTGGGCAATCTTTAACTTTGTAATCAGTACACGAAAATCACCACTACCGAAGCCTAACAATTTTTCTTTTTTGAACCCCTTGTTATCGCTCCCTTTTACCTCCACCGCATCCGGTATTAGACTACGAAGATATTGCCCCTCCTCATCATGCCCAACCCACACAATAAAGCTTTCATTTGAACCGTTAACTATATCTGCTACACGGTTAAGACGTTCATTTATGGTGGCTCTTAATTCCTTATGGTATTCAGTTGCGGATACAGCAACATCATTAAACAACATACCGTTATCTCTTTTTTCAGTCTGTATACATTCTTCTATCACATTAAGAGGAGGCAAATTATATCCGTTGTCTTCAAAACCTATATCACTCGGTTTACTTAACATTACCGCCCAAGTAGAAACAAAATCCCAAAAATCACGTTTTGCGTGTCCTTTCAACCGCCAATCCGAAGTAGAACCGCCATCGTGTACAAAGTACATCGCAAGCATTTCATTACGTGTCATTACATTAAGGAACTCGGCATGATTGCATAACTCTGTTATATCATTCGGTGACGGTGTAGCCGTGCAGCACAATTTATAGGGAGTATTCTTAAATGCTTCAATAAGTTCGGTTCTTGTCTTTCCAGCAAAATTCTTTAATATAGAACTCTCATCAAGCACGACACCACCAAACAGATAGGCATCTATGTTTTCCATATTATCATAATTGGTAATGTAAATGCCTGCCTTTAAATCTTGGTCGAACACTGTTAAGCCTAATTCGGTCACCCCATATCCGAACTTCGCACCCTCTTTAACCGTTTGCCCGATAACTCCAAGAGGGGCAAGAATAAGCACAGGCTTATCAATGTGTTTTTGAACCTTATCAGCCCATTCTAATTGCTGGATAGTCTTTCCTAATCCGCAATCCTCAAACAAGGCAAATCGTCCGGCTTTTAATGCACGTTTTACACAATACTTTTGAAACGGAAACAGCTTGCTGTTTATCTTTTCTTCCCCAATCTCAAAACCACTTGTTATTACCGCAGTCTGCTTTGTTTTCAAAAACTCTATATATTCCATGCTCAATAAATTAAATCGTCCGAATTATCTGATAAATAAAATTGTTCGTAACATTCTCGGCATACGGAAACTGTTTTCTTATAATACCGTCCATGTCTCATTATTCCCGTTTCGACTTCTGTTTCTTCACCTGCTTCTATATCACATCCGCACGCATCGCACTTTATTAAATCTTCGGGACATAACCCAATCATACAACATGTTTTACACTGTCCGTTACATTTCTTCATTTCTGCATCTCCGTTGATTTACGTATGCACAAACAAGTACATATAAGATTGTTAATACGAGCATCCCCATCGCAATTGTAAGTTTCCCCGCACCCGGTTCACCGTCTGCCAATGAGCATACAAGAAATATCCCGATAATTGCGAGTGGACTTTGTTTTAGTGTTAACATAATATTTTGATTTTATCGTTTTGTTGTTAGGTCTATCGTGTACCTTAATACATCAGAGCCGTTACATTCCCATCTACCGTTTTGCTTATCGGTAGTTTTTATTGCCCTAATTTTATCCTCTGCAACAAGAGTTTCAAGTCGTCTTTGACCTCCTACCAGTTTAGCGGCAGTATTCTTGCTGAATGTCACATTTTGCGCAGCTCTTAGTACAGTGTGGTATCTGTCAAATTCGATTGCCATAGCTTTATTTTTTACGGGTTACAATAATCAAGTTGTCTTCTACCTGCATTTTCGTTTTGAATAGAAAACCGTCCAATTTCAAGTTAGATGCAGTTGTCCGGATAGAGCCTCGTTTGCTCAAGGGAAACCGAATAGAAGTACCTATCGGCATTTCTATAAGTATTGATTTTATTGCTGTATGATTTTCCATTGTTTATATATTGTGGTAGCCCGAAAGCTACCAGGTTAAACTTAGAACTTCTCTATTTTAAGATTGTCGTTAATGATGAACATACGTCCACATTCTAAAATCACGTGTGTATCTGTAATTCGCTTTATCACTCTTACTACATCATCGTACGATATGCGTGGTGTACCGTCTGCATGACGACCATTAGACAAATCACCTGATACTCTATATCTCAAACCTACTGTAACTTCATTTACGTTCATAATCTTCTATATTGTGCAGGGCTTTCGCACTGCTTGATTAAACCTATAATATCGCAATCTCCTTACCGCCTATCTTTTCATCAGAAACACACAATGCTACGTACTTCATTGCTCTATAATCATAAGCAACTTCAATAGTATTCCATCCTCTACCATCATCTCTTTTGTCGTAAACAGTATTAATGTGCTGGTACGTCTTATTGCCCATTAGGAAGTTTATAACTCCGGACGTATTGAAATGAAATGCTACCGCATAACTCAATGTCTTTTTCTCATCTACCTTTTTCATATTTCTATCTTTTAAATTTGTTGTTCTTGATTGATTGATTAACTTTGATGCGACAAAGATATAATTAATTCGATTTAATATCGAATATATCGAAGAAAATATTTCGATTTTAAATCGAATTAACAAAAAAGATGAAATAATGGGAGTAAAAGAAAGGATATTGCAATTTATCGCAACTAAAGGTATAAGCAAAGCTATGTTTGAGAAAACATGTGGTTTATCAAATGATGCAGTAGGCAAAATGGGAGAAAACACAAGGGGAGCAACATTCGATAAAATATCGAAAGTGTTTCCTGAATTAAATATAGTTTGGCTCAAAACTGGAGTAGGTGAAATGCTAATTGATACCGAACGTTCTGATAAAACAGTATCAGTACTCCAATCTTCCATATCGGAGAATACCCGTAAAGGTACACTCATCTATGATATAGATGCAACATGCGGAACAGACGGCAGAGCCTTAGAATTTACTGATGAAAAGGTTATAGGTAGTATAGATGCACCGGAAATAAATCCGCACTCGCAAATTATATTTGCATCGGGTGATAGTATGCAGCCATTAATCTATTCGGGTGATAGGATAGTGATACGGAAAATTGAAAGCTGGGACTACTTTAACTATGGGCAGGTATATTTAATTATAACAAATGAATATAGATTAATTAAGAGAGTCCGAAGACACCCGAAAGATGAAGAAAATTTAATTCTGCTGCGTAGTGAGAATAAAGAATACGATGATATAGATTTGCCTAAAAAAGAAATACTCTATTTATACTTGGTGGAGAATGTTTTGGCTATTAAAAATTTATAAAAACAAATAAGGTTGCGCACTTCATTTTGGCACAACCTCATTTAAAATTAAATTAGTCCGAACCTAAGACTGTCTTCATGCGTAGCATCCCTACCATTATCGGTAGATGTAGACATTGTATCTTTTCCTCCCCAATCGGAAATAGAACAATCTATATCTTTTTCCGTTTCTTCCTCTGGTGGAGTTATCACAGTGCAACCTATAAAATTAGAAAAAACAAAAAAGAAAAGAAATAAAGGGAACAAGAGATTACGTTTATAACGGTGTAACCTTACCCGCAATGAGTTGTTTTGCATGCCTTTAAATAGATTATATAAATTTTGGTTGTAAAGGTAAGCATTATAAAATAAATTAGCTATTTAAAGCAAAAATAAAAACGAAAAAGAGAATTTAAAACAATATAGTATTAACTGATACCCCTATTAGAGTGTCAAAAGAAGTGTCGTAATAAAAGAAGAAATTAAAATTATCTGTTAAATATCAGTCTATTAACCTATTACCGAAAGCAATTTTCGTAACGCGTAGGTCGCCAGTTCAAGTCTGGCTAGCGGCTCTCCTAAAAAACGCTGATTGTCAAATAAATAATCAGCGTTTTCTTTTTTTTAAAGCCAGCCGTACGAATAAAAATGGGTCAACGTAACAATCTGAGGGATTTTATATTTAAGCATATAATTTAGCAAGTCTATATAAGAAAAAAGCTCTATCTCT